TGCTCACTATGTTTTAATCCTTACGCAATCTCAACCTTATTGGAAGACACCTAATGGTGCCCCCTCAATTGAGAGGCAATAAGGAGTGCGTTGGAAGGATTAGCCCCCCTCCCGGGGGTCCAGGCTGTTGCCAATAGTCTGGAAGGATAGGTCATACCCCCATCTTAACCAAATACCCCGTATCTCGGTTTCCACGTTCGCCTCCACCTCCCCTCACCAGAAGAGGGCCAGTGACGCTGGGATCACTCCCAACGTATGGACAACAACTTCTTATCTATTACAAGAGTTGTAAAAGAAGGTCGAGAAAGACGTAACGGTAACGCGAACACCTGGGCTCCACAACTTATCACAAATCTGGTAAGCCATTACCTCACCAACAATCGGTGACAGTGGATGTGGAGTAGACCAGGAGTCGCGGCCGTCCTAATCTAACTCTAGTTCCTTTGGATAAGGAGCTGAGGAAGGACGTATCCGTGGGATACCTTCCGGTATCCCGAGACCGAAGGTATTCGATCCTCGGACTCGAATATTCTTCCAAAGGCGGTAGAGATCGGAAAATCGAGGTTCCAATTCTTTTTCGCGAGCTCGACTGAGCTCAGCGATTGGAAGAGGAATTCTCGCTACCGAATTCTCTAACATACGTATCTGTTGATACATAACGGCAGAAATCTGCCGCGCCTGAAGAGAAATACCAAGCCGATGGAAATGGGTTATGGTATCTCGGACTACCTGAATCCGTCTCTCTAAGACTACCAACTCAGCGTTGGTACTGGATAGAATCCCTTGGATTACCGGGTCCACAGAGGCCGTAAACTCTGAAAAGAATACGTCTTTGTGTCGCCGATCGAGGACTTCCTCACATTGGTTGGTTAGCTCAACGAGCGAATCCATCCAAGGTGAGACCCACGTCGACGCCTCATCCCCCCAAATTTGGGGAAGCTGAGGACCACGGCACCCCACCCATTCTAGCCAGTTTGCCTTAGAAAAGGCGGTTTTAGAGTCAGGGTGGGTTATGATAACCAAAAGCGCGGCTAGGCGCCTAGGAAGAGTTTCCCAGGTAGAACCTAACCGAGCCATGTTTTTCATACCCACCCCGAAAGCTGCCATTGCCTGAGATAATGAGGGTGTCCATCCAAGGTTTAACCATTGGCACATTGCGACACATGCACTCAGCGATTGCTGAGACATGAGCCACAAGTTCCAAGGTAAACCAGAGACGTCCACTCCTGAGTGGTAAAATCTTTTCGCAAATTCACCTGATTTGTTCGAACTAATCAGAGACTTTGCTAATCCGATTTCAACACCCAGGATCTCCATCACCCTCAGGTAGTGCTTCGCGACATCCTCATTCCCAATGATGATGTCGTCACCAAGGACAGCATAGTCCTTGAACCAGCCATCTACACCTGCTCTAAAAGCAGCAAACTGAACTATCGCATGATGCGTAAGTGCTAACATTGCCCAAGACGAGTAAGCCCCCATGGGCTGGCCAACCGCGTACCGGTAACGCGATGATTCATCATAAAGATAAATCGGATCGTCCGGACGATCCTTGACTGATGGTAGTAACGCGTATTCGCGATCTACCAACAGGGACTTCCAGGCCTGAGCAAAGTTAGCATTAAACATCACCGCCAAGATTGATTGCTGGATCCGCACCGGAAGCCGATCCGTCGCTGCAGATAGATCAAAGCTAGCTAAATACCCAGTTTTGTTCCTCTTGATCAAAGCCTTAACCGGCTTATGCTGATCAAAAGTCCCATCGCTAGGTATCTCTTTTAGCATAGCAAAGATACTATCATGCAGAGGCTTCAGGGCAACCTGAGTCCAGTAATCAACCATGGCAAACACTCGAACCTTACCCGCAGCTTCTAACTTGGTAGCAAGTCTCCCGGCGAATGGATACCCCGTGGGGTCATATGACGCCACGGTCTCCATTTTTGTCCAAAGAGACTTGGTTCCCTCGTATTGACCGCAATAATGCAGATACCACGGAAGAGACTCTCCCCAATTGGGAGGGATCTCACGACCCTTATGCTTAGGGCCTGGTACATGCATCGCTCCGGTCACCCAAACGTAGGCCGCCCAGCCCCTAGATGAGAAAGAACTCATCTGAGGTTTTGAGCAAGCGCCACTCTGGGCAAGAGCGAGGAGTTCGGGTGCAGGTAATAATTCAGGGTTCATCCCTTTATAGTTCTCATCAGTTACACTTTCTACCCCCTTGAAGAAATGGTTCTTAAGCCATGTCTCCCAGGAAGATAGGAATGCAACTGAGAGTTCTACTCCAGGACGAGTAATGGTCTCCGTCTTGATTTCCGCCGGGTATTTCAGTACCCGGAAGAGCCCAAAGAGGGATAACCACAGCCGAAGAAGTTGGTCGTCTCCTCGTCTTATCCGGTGACGGTGTAGCGCGGGTATTAACCGCGGTATACCGCTCCGTGATAAAGCGACGAACGCACCAACCTCCCGACTGTCCTTCTTCGGAGCACCACCAGTGGCTGTCATCAGACAGACATTGGCAGCTTTTAACCACAAGACCAGACCCTTCTGACCTCGGGTTCTATAAAGAAGGATCACCACCTTAGAGAAGGAATAAATGGCTCTGAGTCTATCCCGCGTCATCCCTCCGACTGCTAACCGCGCTACGCTTATGCATAACGCGATTAGCCGTTGCTGCGACGTTAAACGCAGCCGCCTAGTCAAGCGTGTTACACCTCTTATCTTACTCTGGCGAGTCATCGTCAGAAGACGGACAAGTAGGTTTAACATGATTAATTATTAATTAATCC